TTGGTCATCAGATTGGAATCTACAATGACATCTTCGCCATCGACTGTAGTTGCTACCTGAAAGATTGGTTCGCCACTTGGCACCATTTCGCCATTTTGGACTACTTTATACTTAGCCATATATTTTCCTAGCTTGGATTGGTGTAATGTTTGATCACTTTCATAACAATAGTATAACTATCGCCACTGCTGTGACCCACTGTTGTGAATTGAATATCACCAGTCGCACCGCTTCCTGCATTATCAGGAATGCCACTAAACTCAGAGAAATCAAGCTCATCAGTCCAATCAGCAGGTAGCTGAACGACCAGAACATCGGTACTGGCATCAAAATATATTTTGACCCCCATACCAATATTGCTGAACCAGATCTTCTCGATGCTTACCGCATTGCAAGACATCTTGGTCATTGGATTAGTGGTTAGTCCAGAAACATCAATCTTTGTGACGGCACTTTCTCCAGTGCCATCACTTACATTAGTGAATCTGAATATAGCTGTTTGACCGCCATCTTGGATGGTTTGGGTTGCTACTGCATCAGCCATAACTTACCCCTTATTCAAATGGAGTGGCTAAAGTGCCATCGCCATGCAAATATGCTTCACAATGCCATATTGCCGCTGAAGTTGCTACCAGACGGATTATTCCGCCTACCAACCAGCCTTGCGCTGCTGTTCCCAAATCAATGGTGACATCATCACTGGCATCAGGAATAAAGGTGTTGTTGTCTGTTGCAGTTGCTGGATCAAAGATCGTAGCAAAGCCAGATAATAAGTCACTGGCATTATCCGCAGTAATTTGTCCTGCACCTGTGAAAGTAGTACCAACAATAAAGGTGTAGTTTAAGCCTGCTACAGCTGTAGGTAGTGTTACTACAATACCTGCTGCCCTATTCAGTGTATAAACTGTACCTGAATCAGTTGATTCTACTGATTTTGTAGCATCTGTAATACTACTGACGTTAGCGTAAGCAGAAACATATCCAGTTGTGGTTATATTTCCACTGGAGTCAACGTCCAGATTTGTTGTTACAGCCCCTGTGCCAGATGCGATACTGATTTGTTCAAAACCATTCTCCGATCTGACTGGACCATTAAAAGTTGTATTTGCCATAATTTTTTCTCCCGAAAAAAGCCTATCGTCTTTGGCTTAGTCTGCTAGGTCAGTCGATAGGTAAATTTATCCCTAGAAAGGTTGATGGGGGTTGAGTAAGAAACCCCCCCATCACAGGTTCCATTAAGCTCCTGAAGAACCATACGCTCCCAAAGGGTCAGAAACGCCAAACGAATAGCGTTCCCTTGATTTGTAGCGTACATTTCCAGTGTCGAAGTCACCATCCATACTTGTTTCCATAGAGGTTCTAACAAAATGTTTAAACCCATTTGGAATATCGGTCATTATAAACCACGCATCAGTATCTGTAAGATAATGATTAACGGCAAAGCCGTCAGGAATAGTGCCCATTGATCTTATCGCATTAATGTCGTTATCAGCGGTAGCAACCCGAAGTTCGGATTTCAATATCCTCTGAGCAACAAACATTAAGTTAGGCGGTATAATCAACTTTCTAGGCTTGCCTGCTATAAGCAAACCGCGCTCATCCGTCCACCCAGCTACTGTAATAACAGCCGCTTCCAAAGAAGTTTCGTTAAGGTCAGCTTGGGTTGAAGGAGTATTGGCATTAGTTCCACCAGAAACAAGAGGGTGAGAGGTGCTGAACAAGTCAACTCCATCACCTGAATCAAAAGAACCACCGCTAAATCCATTGTTAAATGGATTAACAGCTTTCACTTGTTTCGTGTAAGCCATAGCTCTGGCAAGTGCTTTCGTGTAGCGAGCAGAAAGAGAATCATAAAGATTATCTTCCATTGCTTCTTCAGTAATCGCAAATCCCATTGCAATGGTTTCGTGGTTGTAACGAGCCGTGAATGATTCTTGGGCGTTATCATAGCTGATAGCCGACCCTTCATCTTTCACTGGAGCAGCATTAAAGCCACTTAATTTGACTTCTTCTTCAAACGATCTGTCCGAAGATTCAGTCTCATAAATGTCTTCATGCTCATTCTCATACTTGGCGTACTCTAATCCGAATAACGCATTCAGTCCCGGCAGGAGTTCTTTTAGTAGCTGTGCTCTTGAAATAGCCATTTGCTAATCTCCTTATAGTCCTGTTGTGTTAACGTAAAGGTGCCCAACATTAAACTTGACGATAACATCTGTATAGCTATCCCCAACAGCCGAGTTCGGACCATCGACAAAATCGATGATACGAAGTGGTAGCGTGTTGGTTGTAGCTGTAGTAGATATATCTACAGTATTCTTGCTGGTACCAATAGAAGTAGAGCCTGCTGTTTGGGTAACCGCGCAATTACTTCCCAAAACAGTCTGTGCGGCAGTGCCGTCACATTGCATTTGGAAAAGAATATTGGGGTCATCCATAACATAAGCCACAGCATCCGAAGCCGTTGTATCAGCAATCCACTGCTGGTTGAATGTCAAGTTCTTGGAATTTGGGTCGGTGTATTTACATCCGACAAAAATACCTACAGGGGTCATAGAAGTAGTACCTTCGTCTTTTTCGACAGTACCGGCAGCTACTAATTTAACAAAGTCACCATAAAAAATAGCAGTGTCGTAAGCACTTGCAATTTTAATATGACGAACTTTCCCTGTGAAAGAACCATTACAACTCAGTCCAGCTTGTGGCATCGCGCCATAAGGCGTTGCACTACTAGGCATAACTGTGCTCCTTAGTCACAAAGTTAAAATTTATAACCACAAGAATTATTTCTTGCGATTACTCCCGAAAGAAACCCTTGTTTGCCTTTCCGGTTTCATCATAGGCATTCTGGGGTCATTCTCTCTCAGGTAATTATTGTCTATGCCATCCATCTGTTGATCAGCAGCGTCTTGATAATAATCTCTACGCTGTTTCACAATTTCTTCTGAACATTTACACAATAACAACCCTCCAACTTCAATTGCTCCTTCCTGTGCCCAACGCGAGTTTTCATCAGACAGAATTTTCAATTCTGGATGATCCTCGGACTTGACGGGTTCCCACCCCTCTCGAAACCTACTAGATACATTGGTGTTATCAGGTTGACCTACCATACTGGTACGAATCCATCTAAACACCCAACCATCTCTTGGTTCAGGGTCAGGTAGAACATTTGGTGGAGACCACGATTTTTTCCGCTCTGTGGTTTCACGGATTTCCTCCCTTCGGGGGGTGCGCTCTTCAGACATTGTTCATATCCTTTATTAGTTGATTAGCATATTGCTTTGGTGTCAACCCAAGCCTCTTTGCGAGGGAAACTTGGGTAGCCGTTAACTGCACTTTGCGTGGTCTTGCACTATTATTGCGTGTAGCTGGTGCTACCACGGAACTCTGAGATGTCGTAGTAGGTGGCTGTCCCTTTTCCATCCCAAAGTAATCAGGAAATACTTCCTTCATGCGTTTGTCAATCCTTGTATAATAATCTTCCGATTTTGGATCAACATTTTCTTGTCTAACCAGTTTCTCATGGATTCCATAAGCAAAACTGGTCATTTCGGGATCGCTCCCAAACCATTGATTTTTGGCCTGCCAAGCAACCGCTTCCTCATCTGGAGTCGGAACCTGTGGCCGTTGTTGTTGCTGTTGAGCATATTGCTGTTGAGCATATTGCTGTTGCGCGTACTGCTGTTCAGCCATTTGAGCATCGTAATCTGCTGCATTACTGTATTGCTCTGCACTTGCCGAGTCCATTGTTGCTCTGGTTAGTGCCTCCTGTGCCTTAACCATTTCTTCGGTATTGCCCTGCTCGTAAGCCTCTTTGTATTTTTGTTGCGCTGCTTGGGTAGCAAATGCTGCTCTTTCTTCAGCCTGTCTCCCCAAATATTGCTGACCATCTGAAACCAATTGGTTTAGGCGATCATTCTCAGATTTAACACGCTGGGCATAATTAATTGCTTCATCACGCAATTTCGAAGACTGTTCCTTCGCTCTACGCTCCTGATGAAAGTCATATTTGAGTTTGTCAATACGCTGTTTTGCCCTCTTGCCTACTCCGGCAATTTCCTGATCAACAGACTCGTAATTGGTTTTATCTTTCTGAGGTTTGGCTCTTTTGTCTTCCTTGGGAGTATCATCGACAACTTCAATATCAACATCCGACTGATCTTCTACATCTTCATCAGGCTTGGCAACAATCTGTGATTTAATTCCCAAAAACTTCTCTTCGGAACTCATACCCGTATCTTCTTGTGTTATTTGTTCTGCTTCACTCATACTTTTTCTATTCCCCTTGGATCATCGACCACCGCCTCAACATTGTCGTCATTGATGATACGAAGCTCCTTGCCATGAATCTTGATGCGCGTACCACTAAAGGCACGAAACAAGACAAAATCCCCAACCTGACACCAAGGTCCGGTTGGAAATCTTGTTTCATCCTTGTAGCAGTCAGGTCCCATCTTCATAACGAAGCCAACTATACTGGAAACTTCCTCGTAGTGCAGGGTTTCCTGCGCCTTGAGAATGCCACCTTCAGTCTTTTCTTCCTTATCAGGGATTGCAATTAGGATTCGATAGCCAGTAGGCTCTGGCAACTGGGTTGCCTGTTTCTGTTCAATATTGTCATCAATATTAAGAGCGGTTTCCATTGATCCTCTCTTTGCGCGAAAATAAAAAGGGTTTCGCGTTCCCTTGTTTTAAATCCAGCATCTGCTGAATTAGAGTCGCTCCAATTCTTCGATTATATCCAAGAGTTCGCGCTCTGCGAGGGCTAGTCCCTCGATTACGCCTGTTTGATGTTTGTATTCATCAAAGTCAGCGCAACTTCCAGTAGCGATATTATCAGCCCTGTCATTCATCAGGTCTCGCAATTTCGACTTAAATTTGTCGATTAACGAATCGCCAGTAAAATCACTTCTCGCCATTATTATTACCAGATGTTATATCAGATGCAAGCCTTGATGCAATCTCTGCGGCTTTTATTGCCTCTTCACTGGTTATCTTGTTTCCTTCAGTCTTCGCTTCAATTATGTCACTGATAAGCCTTTGCTCCAATCCCGACTCAGCTATTGTCTCTTGCGACTTAATCCTCTCAATCTCAATAGCATCCTTGACTTGGGATTTCTGTATATCAACCTGAGCCTTAATCTGATCGGCCTGTGCCTTGCGTTGCACTTCGGCTTCCTTAATATCCAATTCAC